GTGGTATTCTTGATGATTTTGTTAATCTTGTCATCATACATTTGTTTTGGTAGACTATGTAGGTCTTCCATAGAGATGTTCATCAGGTTTGCATCGATACGTTCTGCGATACGTTCCTCTGCCATCTCCATAGAAACATACAACACATTCTTACCTTGGTTCATACAGTTCGCAGCCATGTGACACATGAACAGAGATTTACCGACACCAGTTCCAGCGAGGGCAATGTTCAGTGTCTTGGGTGGTAGTCCACCCTTGGTTATACGATTGAAGAAGTCCAGATCAAATGGTATCTTCTCTTCTACCGTGTGATAGAATTCAAATCGGGCATCTGCATCCAGTAAGTAATCGTGACCAACAGAATTATCAAAACCAACAGAAAGGGCATCTGTGAGAATGCTCGGGATAGCATCGACATTTCTATGCTTATCTTTTCCATCAATGATTTGTATACCTTCGACAATCGCATTATATACCGCCTTATCTTTACAGAACTTTTCAGTGGTTTCTACTAACCACTCTAGATTTGCATCATCGTCTTTCTCAAGACTTTTAATTATATCAATCACCGCTTTTACATCTTGTTCATTCAAGTCACGGCGATTATCAATCTCAATTTCAATGGATGTTTTGTTTGGTAGGGAGTTGTACTTCTCCACGAACTTTTGTATCTCTTCAAATACAATGCGTTCACTGCGATCAGAAAAGTAATCTCCCCTCATATGGGGGAGAACTTTTCTCGCATAATCCTCATTTGCAATCAACTCAGATAGAGCTGTTCTTTCTATGGTTTGCAATTATGTTGTCTCCTCATTTCTGAATATGTTGTTTTATTATGTATGACCACATCACTGTCTGTTTCGATCCAAAGTTTAGCGCCGCATTTTCTTGGTTTATCGGGACTGTATACCATTGAGCTTGGACCAAGAATATCAACCGTTGAACCATACCATGTCTCACCATCAACCTCAACTCGACACACAGGTTTAGACCTACCATGCTTATCGTTTGATTGTTTAAGGTTCTTGTTGATATGGATGATGGTTTTCATAGTATATACTCATAGTTATCAGACTCCTTGTTCTCACTCAAAACAAAGGCACCATTTTTAAGATGGAACTTACGAGCCATCTCAGTTTTAGGTGATAATGTAATTAAACGTTTGAAGTCATTGTCCCATGCGTAGTCACATAACTCGTTTATGATTTCACGCCCTGCACCCCTTGAATAACTCCACACTGTATACGCAACACCGATATCACCTTTTGGGTGAGAGTAGAGCGCGAGTTCTTGTAGAGTTTTGGGAACCTCTCTTGTATATGCAACGCAGACGATTGCATCAGGTGTGTCCTCACCAATGTAGAACATTTCTCCCACTGATTTACGAAACGCATACGACAGTGAAGGACGAACAGGGTCATCCTTCACATAAGAAGCATCATCTAAAACTTTCATCAGTGCAGCCTTCCAGATTGTCTCAGTAGGTATGCCAACACATTAGACCAGTATTGGATACCCCACTCTGATTTAGTTCGTATACAGTTGTTGAGTGCTGCCTCCGCATTTGCCATAAGGCGTTCCCAGTTCATTCTCTTGCAACCTTTCAACCATGTCACCAAACAAGGTGAACATCTCTTTTACCTTTGAAGATTTGTCTGCTTGTGGGATGCAGATTGCTTCTACCATCTCACTTTGCTCTGTAACAATCTTTGCGTTCTCCAGACAACTCTTCATACTCGGCATATCCACCGCGTATTCTGCGCCACTTATCAAAGTGACAACCATTAGTGCTTTTACAATCATACCTCACTCCATTCCAAATAACAATAACCAAATGTAACCCTATTATCCTTTTCACTAAGGTCTAGGTTACCAACGATATTCATCCGACGAACAACTGCTGAACTCAGCGCACCCTTCGAATTTGTTTTATATTTCCACATCACACTTCACTCCATCCTGTGGGTTCACATTTATACTTATCAGTTCCAACCAGAACCATGTCACCTGTCATTGTGCTCCGACATGCGGCACCAGCAAACATCTTGGTAACACCTTCGTTGTTCCACCATGCATCCGTGATGCTGTTGGTCTTCATGAACGCAGCTTCTAACTTCTCTGCCGTAGTTGCGTCCTTCTTGACCTCTACAAACGCAACCGTTGTAGGTGCCCCATCCTCGGCTGCGTGTATCACTGTAACCTTTTCGTATAAGAGGTTCTTCATTAGTGCTTCAGTCTTGTTCATTAGATTATCTCAACAGGTTTGT